TGTATGGCACATTGTTAGCCGTCTGCGTGGCTACCGAGTGCGCAATGCCATCGGGGACAAGAAAATTAATAGTACCAGTGCCAAGAAAATAAGCCCGGTCCATATCAATCTTACCGTCAACTTTTGCATACCAAAATTCATCAGGGCGATCATCAATAATTAGTTTTTGAACATCTGTGCTATAAAGCAATGGCGCTAACTGCCGTTCAAATTCACGACGAGATAGCGCCACAAAATCATAAGTCACTGGAATGATTCTCGATTTCAATCGACTTCTAATAAGCATTTCCCCGTCTCCGGCACCGACAGGCTGGGTTGTATTCTCAACTTCAGAAAAAATGCCGCGGGCTGCACTGAATTGAAGAGAGGAACTGCCAATTTTATGACCTCCAAATATTAAATTTGCCACTTAGAAAATCCCCCTTCTTCTATTACTCATAATGGTGTCTCTGTTTTTCAATTTATTTATTGTTGGATACAGCCACCGTCCTACTTCACGCCCATTGTCGAGAACAACCTTGCCTTCAGGAACAGACGGGTTACTAATCTGATAAGTTGTTAGTTCGATCAGTCTTGCAAGCAAATCCTCAACACGACTATTGCTACCACTAGAAATGCTGGTAACAAAGGTTTGCGGATTCAATTGGTTTATTCTATTAGCAGCGCCTCCGAAGTCTGTGGTGCCACCAGCAAAACGTGGAATCGAGTAGTTTCTTGCGGACTGCATGGCAGTTTCAATTTTTGTATGTCGAGGAAGTGGTAAGGTAACGTCTCGCCCATATGCCACAAATTTTGCTCCATTTGGTAGCGTGACGACCTCTTGATAACGAGTGCCAGATGCGTCGTTAATAGTTGCTAATCCACCGGTAAAGTTTTGAGTGCCTCGTGCAAACTTGCCACTGTTCAAAAGTCGTTGTACAGCGGGATCAACATCTGCACTAATCCTGAATGTTTTTGTGATGGTAGCATTGCCACCGAATGCAGCAACTGCACTGACGCCAATGCTAGACGCTTCTGATACTCCACTTGCATCCCCGTTAAATAATTTCATTAATGGATCTTTGCTATTGAACAGCAGAATGCTGCTTTGCCCTTTTGATGACTCGCTATTAACACTCGATGAATCGCCTTTAAATGGCTTCAGCACTGGGTTAGTTCCATTAAATAAAATGATACTGCTTTGACCAGAATTAGACGCACCATTAACAGACGATGAATTACCATTGAAAAGCTTTAGACCCGGCAATACCTCGTTATACTTAACAATGCTTGATTGCCCAGAAGAAGACTCTGTCTTAACGCCACTGGAATTCCCATTAAAAAGCTTTAAGCCAGGTAGAACTTCGTTGTATTTCTGAATGCTCCCTTTGGCTTCTTCTGTTTTTCCAAGCACATCAGTATTATTTGCTTTTAGCCCTTTTTCGTTGGGGTTCTTAAACAAATTGTATTGATCAATTGCAACTCCAGCTTTTTCCAATTTGGTACGAGCATCGGAATCGTTCATCAACAGACTTTTGGTAGAGTTTGGAAGGCTGTTCCAAAGACCGTATTTAACAACCATATCGGCTAAGTCGGATTTGCCTTTGGTCTGCATAATAGCAGTTTTTTCTTCTACTGATAGGCCATTCCACTCTCCGGTTTTAATCATGGCCTGGACTAAGCCTGCAGAAGCTTTATCTTTAACGATTGCTTCTAGCTGGCCAAGAGTTAATCGATTCCAGTCATTTGCTTTATCAATAGCGGCCACCAAAGAGCTGGTATCGCCCTTTGCGACAGCCTGGATTTCTTTTGGTGTAAGTGTATTCCACAAATTTAACTGATCGATAATATCAGCGATGTCTTGCTTGCCAAAAGAAACTAGGGTTGCATATTTCTGCGTATTTGGAAGCTTGTTCCAAACTCCCATGTCAAAAAGGATGTCTTCAAGATCTTTCTTGCCTTTAGTATTGACAATCGCTTCTTGAACTTTTAAGTCGAGCTTCTGCCACTCGCCGGTTTGCTGAAGTGAAGATACTAATGGCGCTGTTGCTTTATCTTTAACAATGGCTTCTTGTTGTTTCAAGGTGAGATTGTTCCAGTCTCCACTCTTGACTAAAGCATTTACTAAAGGCGTGTAATCGCCCTTCACAATTGCTTGCTGATCCTTAAGCGACAGACTATTCCAGGAAACAAACTTATCCATAATATCAGCAAGCTGTTCACGCCCCTGAGTACGGATAATTGCATTCTTTTCGGGAACGCTCAATTTCTGCCATTGTTTAGAAGAAGCAAGTGCTTCAACAATCATTTGCTTGGCATTAGAGGTGATCTTGGCATTCTTTAAATCGAATTTAAGTTGCTGCCAACCTTTTTTAGTGCTGGCTGTATCCTGTAGTACTTCAGGAAGATTTGTCTTCACCTTCCCAGTCTTGGGATCAAAAACAAGACTATTCCAGTGATCACCGGCCTCTTGAGCCGCTTTACCAAATCCTTCAGTAGCGGCTGCAAAATCTCGGTTACTCTTAACTCCTTTGGCCATAGACTTCTCATAACTGCTCATAGCAGACTCGGCTTGTGAACTTGTCAGGTGGAAGTCAGTTTGAAGTTCCGCTAGCATTTCCGAGCGCGATGTTCCTTGCGCTTTCATGGCTTGAATTGCGCCAGCATAGATGACTTTCATTTTGCTCTGGTGGTCTTTTTCTAAGCCTTCAAGTGCTGTGTTACGCATGGCAGCATCATTCTTGTACTCGGTGTTGATCTTGTCCTGTGCTGCCTTATAGGCGCTATTTTCCTTGTTAGAGGCGTTCCACATATCTTGATACTGCTCTAGGGCAGCACTCTTAGACATTCGTGTTCTCTCACCAAGGACAGCTTTAAGAACATTATTCTGTTGCGATCCAGAAATCTGTAGTGTCTTGACAGCCAGTGCGGCATTTTTACGACGGTAGTTATCCAACAGTTGATACTGGTCAGCCGTCATTTGTGCTCCGCTCTTATTAAACGATGCAGTAATGGCTTGAGCCTTTTCGTTGTTGGCTTCCATCTCTTTGATTCGCTTAGCGTTAGCGGCTTTTTCCTTAGCGGCCTGCTTTTCAATGTTTTCTGCGGCTTCACCACCGAGGCTTTTAGCCAATTTCTTTGCTGCAGTCTCAGACTGATCAGCGGCTTCTTTTGCAGCTTTTGTTAAATCATCAAACCCTTTAGAAATCGTCTTAGCATTCTGGGTGACTGTGTGGTTTGTATCATCAAAAGCACCAGAAATTGCCCCAGAGGCATCTTTCATTTTGGAAGCAGATCGGTCGGCATCGGCACCAATATCAGTACCCCATCGTGAAGTTCTGTCAGCAGACTCAAGAGCCTTTTTGCCCCACAATTCCCAGATGGCTACACCGGCACCGACGACTGCTGTCACACCTAAAACAACTGGGACGATTGGCCCCAATGCCGCTAGCAAACCTGTTCCGCTCGCTGCGGCTCCGCCCATGGCTGCTCCCATTCCAGAAGTGCCTTCTGCCGCCGCTGCTGCGGCTGGTACAACCTTCAATGCTTCAAAGGCTGTCTTACTAAAGCCAGACTTGAGCACATCCATTGCAGTTCCGCCGAGCTTTGCAGCTGCAGATGCTCGCCCAATGCCACCAGTAACAGAAGCAAATACAGTGGCACCGCCTTTAAGGATGTTGAACATGCCACCAAGAGAAGAGCTGACAGGACCAATAACTGCTGCAAACAGTGCAAACTTGACGATTGACTGCTGTGTGCCCGAGTCTAACTTTCCAAACGCTTGTACCATCTGTGTTGCAGTTTTAATCATTGGCGTCAATGCTGGCAGCAAATTCTGGCCAATTTCGATACCAAGAACTTGAATCGAGCTCTTAAGTTTGTTGAAGTTTGCGGCAGCAGTATTTCCCATGGCATCAGACACTTTTTTAGTTGCGCCAGCAGCACTAGCAGTTTTATTAGTCAAGTCAACCAGTGCAGAGCTACCTTGGTTCATCAACGCAAGCATTGCACGGCCACCGCGCTCGCCAAATGCGGCATTAACTGCGGCAACCTTTTGAGCATCGGACATGCCTTTGGTCTTTTGTGTGACCTGATCAATAACTTCTGGCAAACCGATTGTGCCTTTTTTGAATGCTGTTACATTTACACCAAGAGCAGACATTGGCGAATCAGCTTTTTCTGACGCTCCCGCCAGCTTTTGTAGCATTGCATTGAACGCTGTACCAGCCATTGATCCTTGCAGGCCTGCATTTGACAGCAAGCCAATTGCCGCCACAGTTTCATTCAGTGAGATACCCGCAGCATTTGCTGATTGCCCAGTGTACTGCATCGCTTCGCCCATGTCACCAAAGCCCGACTTGGTTGCATTAGCTGCATAAGTCATGGCATCAGTCACTTTAGAAACATTGCCAGCTTTAACGTTGAATTGTGTCATTGTAGACGTAACCACGTCCATCGTGGTGTTGAAATCGTCACCAGATGCTCGTGATGCGTCCAAGATAGCCGGCATCATTTTCATAGACTGATTGGCGTCATAACCAGCACGGACTAAATCAGCCAGTCCTTGGTTAATCTGAGTAGTCGAAATGCCATATTGAACTGACCACTTTTTGGAAGCATCAGCCATTTCGTTAAGTTGTGCTTTGAACTTTCCAGTAACGGCTGCACCATTTGTCAGCAGCGGGCCAATAGCATCGATCTGACTGTTGAAATCAATGGCTGACTTAGCTGCTGCTGCAAAACCAACAGCTAATGGCGCAGTGACAGCTGCCGTCATCTTAGAACCGAATCCGGTGAGCTTAGACCCAATGTTCCCTGTGGCTGTAGCAAACTTTGATGCACCGTTTGATACTTTAGTCCAGCCGTCACTTTGCAGCGCAATCTCTTTGCGTAAGGCCGCCATTCGATTTTCATTTTGAGCAGCAGCGGCAGCAGTCCGATTATACTGTGATGCAGCATTAGCTTGCAGCTTTGTCGCACGATTAATTTCTTCCTGCGATGCAGTCTCACTTTTATTAAGTCTTTCAACCGCTTTCGAATTTTCATCATACCGTTCTCGCTGTTTCTGAAGCTGAGCTTGGTAGTTCTTTGACTGGCGGCTCAATGTGTCATAGGTTGAACGCATGTTGTTTATAGACTTTTCAGATCCCTTAAACGCAGCATCTTGAGCACGCAACTCAGCGGCAGTTGCTTTAATTGAAGAATTCAAAACTCGCTGGCTTACTTGAAACGGATCAATGTTCAAACTAACAGTAGCCGCAATTTGTCCGAGATTTCCTAACATGTTTTACCTCCTTTCATAGAACTAGAAAAGGAACGGAAAGGCCTTGTCGATCGTGGTCTCCCGTTCCTCGTAAATCTGGTTAAGTTTTTCAATATCGCGGAGCGTCATAGCATCAACGTCAGCTAATCGGTAGCCTTCAGAGAGCCTTGCTTTGTAGAAGTCGTCAAGGTTGCTAATGGCTTCTTTGACGTCCGCTTCGGTGATTTTTTTGCTGTGTCCTTCTTATCCTCTTCACCATCGCTTAGAGAATCGCCAATGGCATCATTGATTGAATCCAGCGATTTCAAAGAAATAGACGAGCCATCAATAACATCATCGGTAGTAAACTGGTTTTTCCAGAAATCAACCGCAAATTTGGCTAAGTTTTTCTCGTTCTCGTCGTAATCATCGTTTGAAGGGCCATCTTTACGGTTTAGCATGCGCAATTGTTGTTGCTGCACTTTCAAGGCGTTCGTAGTATCACGTAATGTTGGCTCTCCATTTCGCGTGAACACGCACGTTTCGCCTTTGATATTTAGTTTAATTTGATATGCCATGCTTAATCTCCTTAGGTATAAGCCGCCCGCTGTTCGCGTATTGTGCATTTACAAGGCGACAATGATAGAAACGCTCTAGCTAATGTGTGATCTGCGAATTACGGAGCCGGTGTAGCGGTAGTAATAGTCGCGTCTTCAGCAGTCTTAGGGAAAACATATCCGTGGAACTTATCAAAATCGAATCCATCGTTGTCTTCACGACCAATTAACACAACATTGCCGGTGTCTTGGTCCCCACGAGGAATAAATGAGCCTTCGATGCTGTCGGCACTCGGATCTGGTGTGCCGTCAACAGTCTTGGTATCAACGCCCGGCAGTGAGAACATTCCCTTGAGCATACCAACCCAAACGTACTTGCCATTTGAAAGCTTTGTGCGGAACAAAGTTGCGGCGTAATTAGGGCTAAGGTTCTTTGGATATACTTCAACCCCATTAACAACCTTAATGCCAAACAAATCAGACTTCATAACGGAATCAACATCGTACATTTCGATTGTTTCGGTTGCTTCTGTGATGCCACCAGAAAGAATCAAGTACGGGCCATCATCAGCGGACAGCGTCTTTTGCTCTGTTTTAATATCCAATTTCACACTAGATAAGCCTTGAATCTTTCGTGTGCTTGGTACAAAGTCGTCATCACCGACAACACCGTATTCAAAGGCCGAAGCCCCAAATTTTGCTAACTTCTTATTAGTTGTTACAGCAGTATCTGCCATATTTAAAATCCTCCTTTAGGAAAATAAAAAGGACTAGCCAATCGGCAGTCCTTGAAACTGAAAGTATCCTGTTGTCATACGGAGGGCTGGAGTATCACCATCAACGTAGGAGTTGCGATAATACCTTTCCCAGCCAGCCGCATGTAGTGCTTGATATATCTGTGTTTCAATTTTTTCTTGTTGATCCCAGTCCGTTTTGTCCACCCAAAAATCTACTTGTACTTTCGGATACTCTAAGATTCTAGAATCGTCAGCATAATCAGCAGCATCACCGGGCAAAGAAGTGATTCTCACCCATGGAGATAAACTTTCAGGAGTTACGCTATTCTGGTTATTGAAGTCTGGAGTGCCTATATACACCTTGTCAGCAATATCCAAATTGGCTGACAGGATGTCATAAACACGTTTTTCAGGTGCCATTACATCCCGCCTTCCTTCAAGTGGCTTAGGAAAGCAGCGATAACAACTGGCCGCATGACTTCTTGGGTTTCTTCAATAAAATGTTGCGGATCCTGCATTGAAGTGCCCGAGTTTGGAAAGTGAGCACGCCAGCCGGTATCTTTGCCATATCCAACGTCTACTTCTGTTACACCACTCGTTTCACGGACACTTGAAAGCTGAATATCATTTTTCAAATGCCCGCTCATATCAGTCTCGCCGTCCCATTCGGGCGTATTGCTCTTTAGCTTGTCGGCAAACTTTTGTGCGCCATCTCGGACAGCCGCTCGAGCTTCTTTTGCAACCCCAAATTGGAGTTTGTTAAGATTAGCGAGCAGTTCAGCATCCCCTGTGACTTTTACGCCCATCAGCTCACCGCCTTTGCCGTAATCGTTGTCAGATCGCGCCTCTCGTAATCAGGATCAAGCCCTGTGATTTGATATTCATTATCACGCCATTGAATTCTCCAAGTTGGTTGGATTTCCTCTGCGGTCAAAAATCGCACTAAAAAAGTCGGGCTATCTTTGCGAGTGCCCAACTTCGTCTGTGGATCATTTGCTTCTCTGATTGGTACCTTAGGAACTTCCGCCCAAACCGTCATATGCTTAACGAGCACGCCTTCAACCGGAACTCCGTTAACCTTTTTTGACTCATAGCTGACGAACGCAATTCTCTCAGTCATTCGATTAGTTCGCATCAGAATCACCATCCTCTTCCGGCAATTCTGAACGAAGCTGATTGATGATATTTGTGGTTGATGTTTGCAACGGAAAGCGCATGACTTCAGCACCCATACCTCGGTAGTCATAGTCTTCCTTCACTTGCTTCATGAGCGCTGTGAAGAAACGATCCCGAGTTTCTGGATTGCTTAGAAATTGTTCCGGATTTGATCCAAAACTAATAGCCGAACTGATTTCACCACAAGCGTCATGCACCAGTTGCATAATCATTGGGTCTTCGATTGTCTGATCAACTTTCAAGTACATTTTCAGAACCTGAAACTGTTCATCAGTCAGTGGGCTTTTGTCAAACGTAGTATCTGCCAAGAGTAATCACCTACCCGGCGTTAACAGTAACAGCAAGCGTTGAGCTGATGCCATTAGTGCTAAATGTGATTGTAGCTGTGCCCGCTGCCATATTGGTAATAGTGTAAACACCATCGGACTTCTTAACAACCGTAGCGACTCTTTCATCGCTCGACACAGCTTCGACTGCTTGAGGAGCGCCATCAGGAGTGACTGTCACCGTGATATCTTTTGTGGCACCGACACCACCCGTGAACGTTTTCTGGCTCAAAGTCACTCCGTCAGGCGTTACGCTTTTGGGGTATATGTGAGGAAGTAGCCTGCTTTTTCGTCAGCAACAGATACACCAAAGCGCATTCCTGCTTGCAAGAATTGGCCGTAAATCTGATCATCAACCCAGCGAACCATGAAGTCTGCGCGGTTAGCAAACAGAATTGCCCGCTTGATGTCACCCAAAAAGGCGTGTGCTTCGCCTGCTGCGCCCAAAGTATCATCAGATACAACAGCAATCGGCATACCAAGAACGCTCTTGCCAGAAGGGGTCAAGATGCTATCTTGTAGCAAGTAGCGACCATTGCCATCTTTAACTGTGTCCAAGAAATTGTAGAAACTCTGTGAAGCAATAATTACACGAGAATATGCAGGATCTAAATCAACGTTATTGATATGCTTCAAATCATCAACGCTAGAGATCGTCTTGGCAGTGAAGCCTTTCAGCAGAGTTGCAACAGCACCGTTAGTCGTATTGACCTTAATTTGTTGTGCGTTCTGGGCAATCAGGCCAACCAAATCAATCGCAGAGTCGTCAATTGACTCCTGCGAGACTGGTAACGCCTGACGATACGTTTCAACAGACCAGTTGACCGGTTTGAATTCTGGTTTTGCCATTGCTGGGTTCTTTTCCAACTCGGCGACAGTGACCATCTTGGTTGTGGCATTTGCAACTGTTGGGTAAGTACCCTTTTGTGTGGAGGCTTGGAATACGTTCGTGAAAGGCTTCAGGTCAACAACAGTCTGCAATTCACGCTGTGGTGTATTGCTAATAGTTTCTGGAATGGTCACGTCCGCATCTGCAGCCTTGACACCGGCATTTACCGCATCACTAGCATCAGTAGGATCAGCTCGTAAAACTGCAAATGTGCCAACGTCAGTCTTTTCAAAATTGACGCCTTCTGTATCACGGCCACGAGTATGCAAATAAGCATTCAGTGCATCGCGATAGCTATGCTCTTCCGGATGACCAGGCTTCTTCCCGCTCGGCTGTTCATTGCCTTTCAACGCAGCCTCGTATAAGTCACGTTTTTCTTCAAGATCTTTGATCTCTTTGTCAGCTTTATCATACTTGGCACGAACGCCTTCTGCCTTCTTCAGGTTTTCCTCGGAATCTTCACCTTCAAGTAAAGAACGAAGTTCTGTCTTCATAGCTGGCAACGCTGAACGCTTTTCATCAAGTTGCTTTTTAACAGCAGCTAATTTTTCATCTAAAGTCATCTAGTGACCCTCCTTATTTTTTGTATAAAAATAGGCACCGATTATTCAATGCCTTTGAGCAAGTCCTCTTTATTCAATTGATAAAGCATCTTATGCCGCTTAAGTTCCCATTCTGGCGGCTGATCTAGCGCTTGTATCTGTTCCAACGATCGTGCTCCGACCTTTACCTCAGTATCCGGATATGCTGGCGTGGTTACTGGAGAGACATCAAACAAATGATCAATATTGTTAATAGTGCGGTCATACTTCACACCACGTTCATTAGATTTTTGCCACTTCTGTGCATCTTTGTCTGGTGCAATCGTGAACGCAAAACTTGATTGGCTGATAATTCCCCGACGAACATTTTCTAACAAATCACGCCCAAGCTGTGTATCTGGAGGTGTCAACGTATATTTGAGCCCCGTTTCATCAACCGTCAGCTCTAAATTGACTCCCGTGCGGCCTAACACTTGGTTCTGGTCATGATTAAATAGCGCAACAACGTTACTCATGTCCGCATTGTCCAGTGCGTGTGGGTCAATGTGTTCGCGGAAACTCAGCTCACCACTGCCCATAATCTCGGATTGTCTGTCGAACTTAAGGGCATAGCCCTCAATAACGGCAGGATGATCATCATCACCATCACGAATTTGCATTGGTGCCGCTGCCATTCTGATTTCCTTTGGCATTAGTATCACCTCCCTTCAATTCTGCTGCATGTTCAGCTTGATATGCTGCCTTTTGATCAAGAAATACTGTGTTAAGTGTCGACTGAATACGATCCATGTTCGGGTCTTTTAACGGTTTCTTTCCAAGCTCCGCACGTCCCTCGTTTCCAGTCCACAGTCCACCATTAACTGCTGTATTTACGTCAGCAATCGGCAATCCATTTACTGATTTTGTGTCGAATCCTATGGAATATTGGTGCCGTTGCGCGTCATCAAGCAGCTTTAGTTCAAACTCACTTGTAATCGGTTCAAAGTAAAATGGAAGATCATTGCGAATATAGTCATCAGCAAGCTGTTTAACAGACTGGTTAGGACTATTTTGGGCTAATCGATACGCTGGCACCCGTAATGCCTTCGCAATCTGCGCTGTTGAATAGTTATTGCTGTTAATCAGATTAAGAACGTTGGTATCAACTTCCAACGGCTGATAATCCATCGTTGCATCAACTATGATTGGCGATCCAGCATCAGCACCTGCCTGTGCCCTTTCAAAATCTTCACGAATCTTCTGGCGTGCTTCGGCGGACAGGCGACTCTCCTTTGCTTTGATAATTGAGCCTTTCAAGCCGCTCTTGAAGAACTTCTGTAACGTTGAAACGCCTGACTCCTGCAGTCCAATTTCATCACCAAGCGACAACAGCGGTGAGCGCCCCATGATTGTGTCGTATGAGAAAAACTTCCAGTGAATGACGTCCTCAAATCCACATATTTTTTGCATGCTAGAATTGTAAGGCGTGAAACGGTAGATGATGTTATCGGGGTCGCTTGTGTCAACCTGTGTCTGTGATGGGGCATAGAACTCAAACATAGCTGGTTCGTTGGTTATCGGATCGCGCACAATACGCGAATAAGCGTTTCCAGTCAAAATTGCATTGACCATCATGGAAAATTTCCACTGATAAGCCGACAGCCGCTTGTTTACCTTTGTATTCATCAAGTATTCAATATTGGCTAAGTCAATAACTTCATCGGTTGAGCTGTCCGTGATTACTAGCGGAAAACGACTAACATCACCCGAAACAATCGATACAGCCGTAAGTACGTCAGAGTTCCGTAGGGCAGAAATACCAAGATACCCGCCTCGAAATGATGGGATTACCCCAGAATCAAGCAAATGATCTGCCCAGTGAGGGTCCACTTCGGTTGCCAATCCTCGAAATAGCTTCATTAATCTCACCTCCCTTCGTTATCAGGAAGCAGCAGAATAAAGGCGAGAACAAACAACAAGCCGCCGCAAACCATGAATCCAGTAGGCCTATTGATCAAAAAAGCCCCATATCCAGCTAAAATGAAGCCTAAAACAGTGGCAATTCCAGCCATATTTGCGCCAAGAATTCTGAAAAAGTTAGCTAGTTTTCCATTCACATTCTCACCTCCTAAAAGCCAAAGTCGTCACTAAACACACGGTCGTCGTCCAAATAGTTGTCCAAGTCTTCCTTGAAAGCGATGGCATAAGCATCAAGCGTGGCATCAATCATGTCTATTTTGTTAGCATACTTATTTTTATTAATACGGACGCCGTTGTTGTCAGACATTAGAACCGCGTTCATTGCGGCGGCCTGCATAATGCGATTATCTGAATGCTTTATGCGACCGCCTATAACATCATCGCGGAACTGCTTAGTTGGCATTGACAGTGTCAACGTTCCTTGTCGCACCTGTACCATCGGCCACTCAGGATGATTCTTCTCAATTGCCGTTAGCATTGGTCCAAATTGATAAGGGTCGTACATGATTCCTTGAACATCTATGTCATTATGTTCAATGAAGTCTTCGAGCCATTCATATACCCGATCGTTGTCAATGATACCTGACTCTAAGCTGCTGATCTCGCCTTCGCCGTGTTGTTCAGCAGCCAAGTAGTCAATCCGATCCGTCTTGATTTTGTTATCGATGCCACCTTTTGAAGCAACAAATGCATAACCATCAAGCCACCACCAGCCCTCCTGGGGGATTAGCCAAGAAATAGCGAATAGATCACTTGTACGACCGACGTCAATGCCAATCCATGCTCTTTGCCCACGAATATCAGGTTTGTCGGTCAGCTCTGCCGCTTTCCAAGCATCGAAATCTAGATAACTGTCTTCTGTAGCCTGTCGCCAAATATTGAAGTTTTTGACCAATTTAGCGTTTAGACTGCCATCAGCACGAGCTTGAGCTAACTTAGTCGTCAGATAATCACTGATTTGGCCGTGTAAGGTATCAACGTCAAGTAGCGGATTCGATTTGATCCAAGAATTGGGGTCATCAACCTCTTGTACGTTGTCTTGTTCAGCAATAAATGCAAAATAGCGTTCTGCCTTTTCTTCACCGGACAACACCTTTTTGGCATACGGATAATTTTGTTGAAACATCGGCACGTTCATGTCGAATCCAGCCGTTGAAATGATGAACGTCAGATAACTAGGCAGTAACACCTGCCCTGAGGCAAGGGTTTCAATCATATCTGTTGTTTTAGCATTGGCATATTCGTCAACCACCGCAACGTGGGGTTCATAGCCATCGACAAGTCCTGTATCACGAGAGAATGAACGAATTGTTGACCCGTCGTCTAAATTGACAAGTTCATCTCGCGTAATCTTAACCATTCGTTTGATACCAGGGTCTTTCCGCATGAGCGCACGTAATCGGTCTTTGACCATTCCGAATACAATGCCGGCCTGCTTGCGATCATTAGCAGCGGTATATAATTGCCGTTTGTTGGCTGGATTCTTTCCGAACAGAAACTCATACAGAATGACGCCAGAAATCAAAAGCGACTTACCGTTTTTTCGTGCCATCGAAATGAACACATCGGTAAATCGCCTTATATTTGAATCATCTTTATCAACCCAGCCATATATACTGCCAATAATGAATTTCTGAAACGGTGCTAATGGTTGTGGTTTCCCACTTTTTGGTTCTGGCAGAATTTCCATAAATTTAACTGCCTTTCCCGCTAGATTTGGATCATAACGCCATCGCCAATCTGTTCGTTTCAAGTCTTCTTGATGCCGTTTCACCGCAAGATTAACTGCCTTAGAGGTAATAAGACGACCGTCCAGCACACGTTTTATGAAATTAGGCATTGGATCCTTAAATTTTGACAACCAGCATCACCTCCATCGCAGTCAGCCAAAAGTATCAATGATTGAATCATTTTTCTGCGCTTCGGTCTTAGGCATGCTCATCTGCATCCGGCTGTTGACATTAAGGCCAAGATCACTGGCTAGACTTTTAATATTTGCCGTTGCTTTATTCAATATGCCAACGTATGCATAATACTCATCTTGATCTCCATTCTTTAAAGCCAGCTTCATGTTGACCGAAGTGTTTTTATAAACGGAATACCATGTGCAATAATTTTCCAACTCGGCGCGATCGAGATTTCTAAGTGGTAAGGTCCCCAAAGATTGGATGATTCGCTTGTATTCTTGTTTTGCGACTGGGTCAAGATGATTAGGCGGTGTTATCTGAAGTTTTGGAATGCCATCTTTTGCCATCAATTCCGCATGTAGTTTGGCTTCCTGCCGTTCTTTGGTCAAATCACCCTTTGACATTTGCAACACTTTGTATTTTCCAGACATTTCCCACTTCACCTCCTAATATCTATATAAAATGGGCTGCGTTTACCCATTCCGCCTTAAAAATCGTTACAATTTGGGATGCAAAAAAGATCCCGACCGTTCTTCCGTTCTAAGAAATGTAACCCCCGATAAAAATGGAAGGGGGTCTAGCCACTTTTAGCCCGTGAAGTTGCCCGATAAATTATCGAAAATTTGTTTTTTAATTTTTTATTTCTTTGAATTTTTTAAATTTGTTTTGCGATTTCAATTCATCAAGTTTGTTCATCGCTTTGATGAATTGACTCACATCTCGACCTTGCTTAGACAGTCTCTGCATGCATGTGTCTCGGTCAGTGTCGATGAGTATGTGTTCGACCTCTCGACTAGCAAGCAACGTGTCTAGCTTCTCATCTGGATATGTCATGACTAACCATACATGGTCGAAGGTCTGCTCTGCTTTAAGCTTGCGCAGTATCAGTTCATAGATTAGCTGCACATAATCATTGGCGTCTATATTGCCCTGATGTAATGGCAGGCCTGTTAACGCCGTCATGAGATGGTCGTAATCATAAACGAGGTCATGCTGTCCTTGATGTCGCTTGACGTACGTTGACTTGCCACTTGCTGGATAGCCAACGATTACTGCAATCTTCATGGCTCGATGCTGTCCCTTCTTACGCTTGGTTGTCTCACGTCTCGTCTTCCAATAGTGGCAGTCCCTGCATAAAGCCTGCAGATTATCCGCGTTCGTGCGGTCTTCCCAGTCATCTTCGCTTGGAACAATATGATCAACTAATGAGGCTTGCAGACCACAGCGTTGGCATAAACTGTTGTCTCTAATCAATATCTGCTCACGCAGCTGCTTCCATTCATTACTGTGATAGAACCTAAGGTAGTCCGATTGCTGCTCATTCCGCACACGGTTGTACTGCCTATCCGCCTCCGATCTAACACGAGCATTGGCATCAACCAATTGCGGTCTGCCATTTATAAAGGCGAGCTTCTTACTTGGCATGGATATCATTCTTAAAGAGATCAAGACCCATCGCAGACCCCTGAGCGATTCCTTCGCGGTGATCCCCCTTTAAATATTCGATTTTATAAGCACGGATAACATGATCTGCTGCCGCCGGATCTTTTGTACGCCAGTCAAGTGAAACGCTAACGAGCGCTGTATCTGATCTATCAATCCGTTTGCCATCAATCCAAACATGTGGCACATCATTAATGTCATCGAATTCGATACGAACATGCGGAGTGCTTGCACGCTGCGATGACTGCTCCTGCTTTTGCTGATAGTCGTTCAGTGCTTTGTCTAGCTTTGCAATGAATGGCTCACTGAACCCAGGACAAGCAGGCAGCTCAACGCCTTCTATCATGGTAGACATTTCAGCCTTGATCTCTTTAAGCCTATCCAATATCGGCTTATCATCTGCATCCACTACAATAGGACTAGCTTTGAATGGATCATCAACCGGCTTGAACTCTACGTCGAAGTCTTTTAGGCTCATCACGCGTACCGAATATCCATGCGGCATATCGTAATCAACTACAATCACATCGCCTGCGGTAACTGCTTGTTCGCCTTTTATCAATACTTTACCGGTATTGAGTTTATAGTGAAACGTAACTTCAAGTGGAATGCTATTCCTCTTAAACTCGTTGCTGACGAACTTACCTACGTCTTCGCAGTCTTCTGGCACCTTGATTGCAATGTATTCCTTTGGTCGTTTCACTACTTTAAGCATGTCTATTCCTCCTAAGATAATATGATTGTCGAATAGGAACCGTTACCGTCAATATTTAGACTAGTAACATCCCATCCTGATTTATTTAGCAAACTGATTACTTCATTAACGACTGCTGGATTGTACTTGGCAACGCCAATTGAGATTGGGGATGTAGTATTAATTCCTTGATTAATGGCCTCATTCACATCAGCAATCAGACTGTCTTTGTATTCTTTGACAGCATCGGCTCGTAATGGCAGCACAGGATGTTCACCGTATGTTTGCTTTATCGGTCGTGGTGTCTGTGCTGGTGGTCGCATCGGAGGCGTAGGTATCCGTTTGCTTTTACCTTTAATATTATTTGAGAGCATGTCTATTCCTCCTAAGATAATGTAATTATTGCCACACGGTCTTGCCCACCGCCATAAATGCTTCCAACATCCCATCCGGAATCCTTCAATGATTCAATCACTTCGTTGACGACTGCTGCATTGTAATTGATAACACTCACATCAATTGGATCAACAGTACCGATGTTCTTTTCAATTGCAGCGTTTATTTCCCCGATCAATTTGTCTTTGTATTTCTTAGTTGCAGTGGCACGAGTTGGCAGTGATTCTTCCATTTTTGGTAGCACTGGTGCTGGTGGAGGCAACTGACGGTGAGACAATTGCCTACTTTGGCCTTTAGCATTATCGAATAGCATGTTTATTCCTCCGTGTATTGTTTGATCTTGTCAACCCGCAAGTCGCACCAGCGGTCATGTACGCCATTTGCCTTATACACGGTTACAACGGGAAACGATCGATAGCCCAGCTTGCGGAACCGTTCGTAGTCGTCCGCGTCTGCTGTAATAGTTTGCACTGGCATAACTCGTGACAGCTTGGCCAGTGTATGACGACACTTTTGACACCCTGGTCTTACATAAATCACAGCTTGCATTCTTTTTTCTTCCCTTGTTAGCTCTTCAATGATTGCTTGCTCTGTGTGGCTTACATATCCGTATTCGACTCGCTTCATTCCAGACATGACTTACACCGCCAACTCGAATGAAAATCCGCCGTGGTGCTTGCGCCTGCCGTGAAGACAGTGAGTTATACCTTGGCGTTTTAGTCCGAGAACTATCGCGGCTTCGTTCACACTGTCGAAATAGCGCCGCTGTCCTGAACTATTAATTGCATAGATTGGACATTCAAGCGCTTTTGCCACGCGTTCAAGGCGAGTTCCGTATGTGTTGTTATACATCACTGTGCAATACTCCAAATTAGATACCGCGTTGTTTGACTTGTCTTCGTCTATGTGATTGACTTCTGGCAAGTTGTCGGGATTATCTAAAAATGCTGCGACTACCAAGCGATGAATGGACACTTGCTTTATGTGTCTGTCCCGATATAAATTGACCTTGAGGTACCCGTTTCTATTTGGAAAGCTGGCGAGTACCCTTTCCTTTACGGGGTGTCCGTTCGAGTCTACACGTTCAAGGCTCCTCACTCGGCCAAGATTAGAGACCTGATATAGTCCTTTGTAATCTTCAATGTCTTCCCAGATTTCCTTTTCGCTCATGATAATCACCTCTCAAACGTAATATATGGCTGTCGTGTTGTGATCCGAATATTCGACCAGCTCAAACGTTTTGTGAGCAACAACTCCGAGATCATCAGTCCACTGATCGGTTGGCTTGCGCGTTGATACTTGACGTTGAACGAATCCGCCTAGGTCTTTGCTCATCTCTGAATGGAGATGCCCCGTGAACAGTTCGCGATTCTGTGCTGTGCCTAGCATGAATCCAAACTCATCAAGATACTTCGCAAGGTAGTTGTTCTTGCCCTTGTCACCATGAGTGGCACCAATGAAGTTGTGGCCTAACATTGCGCCTTTGTAATGCTTCAGTGATATGTCCCAAGTGATATTCGTCTGATTGCTGTAGGCACGTTTCAATAGACGCGCAAACATATATCCAACTGACGGATCATGATTTCCGGCACAATACATGACCTCACACTCATTGGCGTTCTTGATAATTGCTTCAATCAACGTCTCGAAGTACTGTTCCATTTCGTTCACAGTCTCGCCCAGGTCAGTTGTTTCGAGCTGTGTGCCCTTTGCTGTGGTCGAGTTGATATTGTCCACGTGAGCTAGATCACCGCCCATAATGAGCAATATTTTGGCGTAGTGGCCGCGTTCAATGATCTCTAGCTGCCGTTTAAGAGATTCCGCATAGACGTCGAATGTGTGACCGTTGAAATGTGTATCAAAAGCGGGAATTACCAGATAGCGATCTGATTCCACAAAAATAGGAGCCTTAGCTTGATACGGCTCCTTGTGTGTGATGATGTCATTCATCAGTGATTCATATTGTTCTGCTTCAACTAACGGCCTGATTTGTATCTTGCTCTGGTACAGCGTTGCTTCAGGCGTCTGCTTCCAAAAATTGCTTGTGGCACGTACAAGCTCCCACTTGGTGTAATCGTACCCGTGAGCTTCCAGAACCTCTCTAGGCGTCATTTTGTGGCCCCTGACAACCTTTAGGATAGTCTCACTGGACTGTGTTCCGTCTGAATCGTATTCATTTTTCAATGGTTTTTGGAACTCAATCCCAAGCCGTCTTGCTTTGCCTTGAAGAGCATCATAGCTAATTCCGAGCTTGTCGGCCGTTTCTCGCCTTGTAAAGCCTTCAGAGGCGAGCTTCCTAATGCCACTGATTTGTTCATCTGTCCATTGCATCTACTCGCCTCCTGAAATATAATAGCCGTGGCCACATGTAACTATGCTGCTCTTTTCATTTTTTATTCCTCTGGCTCTCGGACTCGACCCCGAGAGCTTTTTTATGTGCCTATTATAAGTATTGTGTTACACTGAATTAGTGAGTTCATTCTCACACTTCAAAAGTGATTGGCCCTCGTTTTCCCAGAGCGAGGGTTTTTTATTGCACAAAAATAGCACCTCACCGTTTGGCGGAGTGCTATAGTCTGGTGCCTACTCCTAGGGCTTCCCAGACTTGGTCCAATATCGCTGGTCGGGATTTGCACCCGGCATGGGCCATTGCCAGCCCCTCTAACTATGCGCATGTACTGGTTGGCGTCTACCTATTCCGCCACAGCGATTTGCTCGCTCTCCCAGTGTCAGATGGGGTCATCGCAAGCTGTGTCCGGTCGCTAAACTGGACAATGTGGCATGCGGGAATCGAACCCGCCTGACTATCACGGTCAGTCCTCATTGCCACGCCTTGCCACAGCTTTATCATCACCATGGCTCGGAGGAAAAACGCGGTGTCTCAGGTTTCTCACCTTTGGCACAATACCATCATATGACGGAAAAACAGTTGAAAGGTCTCACAAAGGTCTCATCTCGATTTCAACCAATGGACAAATCTCAGCGAATGCGATTAGTGCTTCTCGTTTTGTTCGATAATACTGGGCTTTTGATAAAAACAGCTTGTCCATTATTTGCTGGTCAGTATATCGTTTGGTTAAGTAAGAACTTGTTAGTATAAACCGATGATTCGCTGAATCCAGAGATTCGATAGCACCTTCACAGCACGCTATATAGTACAGCTCGTCAGCGTGCGATATTACCTTGTCCTCGGCTTTGTTTCCATAGCTAGGTGACTTGGGCATGCCGTCCATTACGGGGCTTCTGAGCGCTATTTTGGTGCGTTGAGCGAGCCGCTTGTGATGCCAGTAGTTCCCCAAGACCTCTTTGGCGTTTTCAATTGTTTTGTCATGATCAATTGGGCTAAAATATCTCGTTGCTCGCACCACTGCGTCCACTCCTTATGGTATAATTGATTTTGTAAAAGTTTGGGGGATAAGCGTGCCTTCGTGGTGCGCTTTTGTTATACTGTATTCGGAGGCCCACTCCAAATGATTATTACCCTAGGTTCAATTTACACACTGGCCTCCAGCGCGTCTCTCATCAGGCGCGCTTTTTATTTGCTTTCAGGAGGTCGAATGAGCTCCCATGGATCAATCCCAGCTCCATATGCGATTTTGTCCAAAGTGTTGAGTGAAACACTGCCCTTCCCAGAGATTACATATTCAAGCGTAGTGATAGGTATCCCGATCTCTTTTGCATATTTGGCTTGTGTCATGTTCAGATCGTATATATTCTTCCTAATGTTTTTGGCCAATGCTTGTTTGCTATCCAAATTATTCGCCTCCGTCCTCATTTTCGGTGTACCAGTCATCACTGTTTAATAGCCAATAGCTTATCTCCCTGGCTTGCTTGTAGATTGGGTCAACACGTGCAGTCATCGCGTCAGTCGTCCATTTAGACCAGGCAATGTCATGCAATAGCTTCGTTGCAAGTTCAGCCTTTGCACACAGTTCGCCTTGAAGATAAGCGTCAACGTCCTTACTTTTGCTCATATTTCCCCTCCATCAGTTGTTTGTCCTCAAAGATGTTGCCGATGACCTCGCACGTCTCAACACCACTTTGGAAAATGGTTGCAAGTGCATTTGCGTCATAACTCCATGATGCCGGTATGCCTTCCAAATCAAATGCTGGGTAGCCCTCATTGCCAAACCATTTTACGGTTGCTACATATGATTCACCGTCTTCTCCTGTGACTTTCAGAATATCTGACTCGTATATTTCTCGCCCGTTCTTGTCTTTAAGTTCGGTGTATTGCATTAACGTCATCATGTCTCTTTGAAACATGTCTATTGCATCGTATTGTTCTAGCAACTCTCCCCACGACAACATGCACGGCTTCTCATAATGTTTAGAATTGAGAAACGCTCTGAACTTAATCTCTCGTTTCATTTCTCCGCCTCCCGAAGCACGACAACCTTACCGCCCCAATCATGTGCGGTTTTGTAGGGGTCGGTTTCTCCATTTTCTCCGTACCACTTGATGGCCTTCGAAATCTTCGGCGTCTGATCTATTCCATCCCATGCGGCATTGCAAAGGTATTTGCCGCTCGGCATACGGATAACCTTTATTTCTATTCGTTTCATTTCTCCGCCTCCAATTTCACGATTTCGCCGGTTTCCTCAACGCGCCAGACACCTAGCAGCCATGCACGGGCGAATGTGTCAAAGTGGTCTTCCATCCAGCACGTAACACGCCTGCTAGTAATGATTGAATTAACCGAACTTACTATTGCGTCCACCAAATCGCACTCATCATGCTTACAGTTCTTTAACCATTCGCCCACCTCTTTCGGAATCACCGGCAGATCATCTGGCAGGGCTTTTTCGTATTCAGCCATGAATAAATTTGCATCTTGGTGTCCAATATTGCCACCGCTTGCCTGTGCATCAGCCAGCGCGTCAACAGCATCTACAAACACGTCCCGCTTCGTCTCATTGCTCATCGTCAGTCACCTCTACTTTCTCGCAGTCCTGCAAGCCGTAATGTTCGATCTCTGCTTCGGCGAACTCGCTGCGAAGTTTTTTATCCGAAATCGTCAGCAAATATCCTTCACTCGCCTTGAAATACCAAACATCTTTGGTATGTGGCACCTTGACGTTGTACTTCTTATCCTTTGCCACGGTGTAGCCGTTGACATAAGCATTCATCAATAGACGAGAAGAAATATAGGATGCTGGGAAGTCACTTACACGCGCTTTTTCAACGAGTTTGGCTTGCTCCTTGGTTAGGACTACCTTTTTAGGCTCCTCAACGAGCGTGACAACGTGACCACCGCGTTCATCAGCCACTAGTTCAGCCTGTTTCTTTGCAATCGTTGTAGTGGGATACGCAATTTTTGATGACCACCAACCGGAATTGCACGAAAAGTCCCAGTATTTCCCTTTATCGTTCTTTACCGCGTACAGTTTTTCTTCGCTCATTTTTCGTCCTCTTCTTTCGTAAGCTTGTATAAAATCCATTTGATGTCCACGTATACCGGCTCACCGGTCACTTGGCTGATGTAAACATCGTCTACTTCTGACTCCATTGGTTGGCCTCCATTACACTTATTCAGTATCGTCTGTATACAGCGCGCTTTTGCTCTGGCATACCGGATCTTTTCGCCGGTGGTAGAACTCCTTTGAGACGCAATCTACGAATCTTGGCTTGAATAGTGCCAACGTTTCGATTTAATATTTTCGTCAGTTTGTCGTAATTTGCTGTCACGCCAAAACTGTCAAATTCGATATTGTTGATAAGGAGCAATAAGTCTGATTCAGTCCACTTTTTTACCAGCATAGGGCCCTGCTTTCGGCAAATAGATTCAATGCCGTATTTGGTTCTGCCCATCATTTGAGCTATTTCTTCGTGAGTGTGCGTTGATCGAAGTTTCATGATCATTTGCTTTTCTCTTTTGCTATAGAAGCTTCCATACTTTTCTATCTGGTTTTCTTTGCAAAACTTCGGCAATTCGCCACGATGTCTGAGCTTATTTGCAGCGTGTTTAACGCCCAGCACGGTTCTCCCAAACATGTCGGCGAGTTCTTCATAGTTGAGGATGGCATTTGTATCAGCTGCCATAATCACTTCATCTTTAAAGCGATCAAGTTCTTCAGGCGTCCAATTTTTGTTTACTCTGTCTTGTTTCATATCATTACCTCACAAAGCGGCCATTAATTGTCCGATCTTTGCATCTGCCGAAGTCTCTGTATCTTTCAACAAATGGATATATACCTTCTGGGTTGTCAGCGAGCTAGAATGGCCTAACCGTTTTGCGACGGCCTGTAAGTTGATGCCTTTGCCAATCAGCAACGATGCATGTGTATGCCGCAATCCATGCGCCGATATAACGGGAACGCCAGCATTCTCACAATGACGTTTCAAGATGTCATTAATGGTCTCGTTGTATATACGCTTACCGTTTGGTACAAATATTGGCTTATCTTTCGGCAAATTTTGGATCAGCATTGCAAACTTAGCTGCAGTTTTGTAGTCAAGCGCAATCGTTCGCACAGATGATTTATTTTTTGTAGGGGCAAACTTACCTGTAGCGCTTTTATAATCCCAAGTTTTGTTAATCCTTAGTGTCAAAGAGTCTAAATCGAAGTCTGCTGGTGTTAGCCCAAGAGCTTCTGCAAATCGTAGTCCCGTCTTGGCAAGTAGCAAAATCATGTAATCGTAATCTAGATCTTTCCCCAAATTTAGGTCTTGGAGAAGTTTCTCTAATTCTTCTGGCTGCAAAAACTTAATCTTGTGTTCTCTGTGCCTAGTGCCGCCAATAACTGCGCGCAAGGTTGGATCTCGCTTGATCAGTCCTTCGTCTAGAATGTCCTGAATCACGCATTTTAGCTGGTGATGAAAGTCCATGCATGTTTGATGCTCATGCGTCTCTGCATACTGGCTTAGAAGCTGCTGATAGCTTCTGCGGGTAAGCTGTGTCACCTTTAGTTGCGGTACCAACAATTTGAGCATTCGCTCGGTGTTCTCCCACTTGCGATAGGTCACTGGCGTCACATAATTGCGCTTGTAAGTCTCAATCCACTTTTTGAAATAGGCCTGAAATAGCTGTTCATTTCTCTTCAAGTTTGTCCTCCTTTCCCACTGCTAATTTCTGAATGGCTTCGTTGTATCTTGCGGGTATCTCTGTTGATTCAATGTGACTTTGTTCGGGTTCTAGCCATTGTCGAATATCAAATTCTTGTTCAACGTCTTTGCTGTGCGGCATCACATTCACTGTGCTTAAACGCAAATAGTCGTCTTCATCGTTTTGAATGAAATATACTTGTCTAGCAGCACGTGTCAGACTGTCACCATGGACAATTGTTGCGTTCATGCCGCGAATGGCACAATTGAATATCAGAAACGGCAACGTACTATCACCAAGCTCTTCAAGGTGATAAAAATACATGCTTGGCCGATAGTCCCACGGCTTGTGCTTCAAACGGTCCTGTTGCCATCGTTGAATCATCATTGAGCCAGTCCCAGCAGCAACCTCGTAATACTCGCTACTGTCATGCGAGCCTACTAGCATATTCACGAGCTTGCTGATGCTTTCAGGGGTGAAATCTTGTTTCTTGTCTTTACGATCAGCTTGAACACTCATGAAATATTCTGAGAACCAGTCATGTGATACGTCTGTGCTGACATCTAGGAATTGCTTAAAAAGCTCGTTACGCTTTTGCTGATCCATGACAATGTTCATCAATGCTGCTGGTGCCTGCTGTGCCTCACGAACGCCTAACAGTTTGTGAACGACATCTGCTGTGAATTTGGTCGTCATTTGCGTACCTCTCATTTCGCGCTGACTGACTTCACAGCCTGATCTGAATAGTCCTTGATGCTCTGTGCGTCTTTGATGGCCTGTGATAAGTCGTTGTTTGCCTGTTTGGCGGCTTCTAACTTAGATGTAAGGTCATTGATGGTCTGCTGCTTTGCATCAACCTCCGCCTGTTTCTGGGCGACTGCTTGCTGGCCGTCAACGATCTTTTGTTGAATCTGGGCATCTTTGCTTGCCATATCGTTGTCGTATTGCCGTTTGAGTGCCGCATACTGCGCCTGCGCGTCAGACAACTGATGTTTCAAATCGGACAAGCTAGACTGTGAAGCGTTGATCTTAGCTGTCAACTTGTCGATGTTGTTTTTGGTCTCCACGATGTTCTGGTGTCCTTGCCAAACATTGTCGGCAATGGCCGTTGCACCAGCACCAAACATAAGTCCTACTAAAGAAGTTACTGTAAATGTCAATTTTTTATTCATGATTTTTTCTCCTTAATCGATTTCTTCGACTTCAACTCTCGGGTTAGCTTTGTCAATAAAGAACCGATC